ATGGGTTAGGGATGGGCTGAGAGATGGGTTAGGGATGGGCTGAGAGATGGGGGGGGGTGGGGCTGGGTAGAGGGGGTGGGTCGCGCGTGGGGATACCCGATATAAACACTAGTGGGATTTTTCAAATCCCTTCATGCTTTTGCATAACGACTGTATAGTACATGGCCTGTGATAACATACTTGGTATGCATCCTTTACTTAAACATTTCGACCACTTTCAGAACGAGTGCGTAGGCCCTGTTCTAGCGGCTACCGTAATCTCCTCAATCCTTGGTACTTCCTACTCCATCGATGGCTTCAAATTGCAACTTAACACGATGATCGAAGATTCCAACGATGCTGTAAGCACACTTATCGCATCGTTGAGCATCAACAAGGCTGAATTGAAGCCAGACCACTCATGGCAACCCATTGCCAGGCGCCTAGTAGACGACCCATCGCTCTTAATACTCGGTGAGCCTGAAGTAGTGTATGCAAACAACCGTAGCCTACATCGCCGCACACTACTAAAAGAACTGTACAAAACACCAGCCGATAAGCCCACACTTATCACTATTGGAAAGGACAAAAACGAAATCCCCAATGGTGCCATTTCAACGTTGATATTTTTCAGCTTCTACGGTCTCGTTAGGTACTTGAGCAAGGTCAAGGACGAGTTCCTTGACCGGTTCATTATGTTGCATGAATCTGTCGTAGCACCAACCAAGACCGAACTAACCTTGGTGGAACCTCAAGAACTTACCGATTGGATTGCAACAGCAAAAACCTTGAACCGAACGCTCTCGCAATCTCGCGCGTCCATTGAGATCGAATGGTTGCCCAACGCCCGTATCGCTTTTGACAACTTGCTCGACAAAGAACTTTCCACCACCCGGGACTTCCGCAAGTACAAAGCGCTTGTAGGAGCATTAGCAGTACTTCGAGACATGACCAACCCCGTCATTCTACGAGAAGACATCGATTTCCTGGCTAAAGTCATCGCCATGGATAAGCATACACGTCGAGGAGCGCCGCCAGACCATAACGCTCTTCGGACCAAACGCCAATTCGAAGTCAAGCGCTTCCTTTTGAATTATTTTGATAAAGAGTTCATTCCAACGGCTGGACACCGAGGTCGCCCACACCTACACCGCTTCGGCATCACCACACAAGCCCATATTGTTGAGGGTTGCCGTGGTTTGTCCGCATTCGAGCGTGATGAGACATTTAGTGGGGTGGAACTGGTTCGCCAATCCATCAATGAACTCGTCCTCGATGGTTGGCTTGAAGACCTAGGAAGTTCACACCCAGTAACAAAAACAGCCCACAGCCGCCTATGGTCCGGTGTTTATTATGTACGCGGTTACAAAGAAGAATTAGAACCAGAATGGCGTAACCTACAATAAACCTCTGATATCGCTTTTTACTTACTTACTTCACTACTTTACAATGTACAAATGCAAGGCAAGGTGCAAAAATGGAAGAAGTGAAGTGGTTAATAGGGATTCTTATGGCTTTGGTTACGATGATTGGCGGATTTATTGCTCGGGACCGACAAGTTATGGCTCGAATCCATGATGGCGATGAGAAGATTCAAAAAGCGGTGGATGACGTTCGTAGAGAGTACGTTCGTCGCGATGATTTAAAAGACCATCTTCAATCCATTGAAAAATCCCTTGTACAGTCAAGGGACGAACAACGGGAAATGGCTAGACGCATCGATGCCCTAATTACGTCCATTGCCAAAAGCAGGAGCGATAAATGAAACTCATCGATAACTGGAAGCAATGTTACAAGATGTGGAGCGTACGCCTTTCCGCGTTGGGTGCCTCTTTTCTTGGACTTTTCATCTACTTCCCAGATTGGACACTCTACTTGTACAATGCAATGCCACGTGAAGTACGCGACATGATTCCTGATAATTTTGCGCTCATGCTTGCCATGGCTATCTTCGTCGGTTCGGCTATTTCACGCATCGTTAAACAAGAAGCCTTGCACAAAAAGAAAGAGGACTCTACCAATGAACAACTCAAGTAAACCACAGCCTAGCATTGGTAAAAAGACGCTAGCATCCGTTGTCGGCGCTGGAGTAGCCGCTATTCTTTTAGGTACAGCAGGGAATACCGGATTTACGGAAAAGTTTGAAGGTATGGTTCTTCGTGGCTACCTGGATCCAGTAGGTATTCCCACCAAGTGCGCAGGCGACACCTACGATGTTGTTGTCGGTAAGCGTTACTCCACGGAAGAATGCAAAGCATCACTTGAGCAGGGGCTTATCAAGCACGCCGAGCCTGTCCTCAAATGCGCGCCCTACTTGAAGGACATCGGATATCCGTTTTTCCTTGCCGCAGCCATCGACCAGAACTACCATACCGGACAATTTTGCAACACATCTATGGATCGTGAGTTTCGTGCAGGTAATTACCAAACCGCGTGCATTCGATTCAACGAGCGACCAGACGGGCAGCCACAATGGATTTATGCAAAGGGTAAAGTACTACCTGGTCTGGTAAAAAGAGCCGCCGCTCGTCGGGAACTGTGCACACTAGGCTTGCAACAATACAATCCGGCATAACTTTTGTGGCATACTGGTCGTATGCAAGCCTTTTTATACTTAATCAAAAGCCGATTCGTCGCATGGTTTACGGCAATTGCCTCCGCAGCAGCATTCGCTTATATCTTCTGGACCAGTAGCCGTAAAGTTCAGTTGGCTGAAACCAAAGCAGAGGGTGAAATTGAGCGCGCAAATGCGGAAATCAAACGCAACGACGACCTGGCCGCCAAGGAAATCGTAAATGAGCGCACCAAATCCATGGCCGAGAAAGAGGCATTGGTTAAAGCCGTCAACGTTCAGCGTGGTACCAACGACATGTCGGACGTTCATGTTTATGACGTATTACGAGGCAAATGGATGGTTGATGATGAATCGGAACTACCAGCACCGTTGCGCAACATTGGAAATGACGCAAAATGACTCCCAATCACCCGCTACGTAATCATGCAAAGTTCAAACAAGCATGCGATATTTTCAAATACGAGCCCGATGCCGACATTACTGTCATGACCAACGAGGAGTACGTTCAACACGATCATGCGCGCAAACAAGTAATCGAATTCTTGACCACCGTATCCTTTGACTATCCCGAATTCAAGAAACCCCAAGAAAAAGAGTAACAGCAATGAAAGCCTTTCTATCCAACCCAATCCATTGGGCCATCTTGTGTCTCTCGTTGGTCGCGGCCATGTGCATTCATTCCGACTTCCAAGCCGCGACTCAAAAACAAGTACAACAGCAAGCAGCATGTCCACGGTAGACTTTGTCATCGTCCTGTTTATAATGACGGCGGTAGCCATCGTTACCTACGTCGAAACCTTTTACCAACAGAGCCACTCCATGACTACTCCAAGGCATTTAAAACCCATTAAATACGTTGTACAATTCCTGGCTGGTTGCGCTATCGCCATCGCAATCCTGGCCATGACGGGTTGCGCTACGAAAGAACCGACGAAACAAGAAGCGCAACCATCCCGTGTAGAGGATGTGATTCGTGAGCGTACGCTGGTTATCGATACGTCTTGCCAGTGGGTTGCCCCCATTTATATCCGCAAGTCCGATGTTCTTACCATCCAAACAGCGCGCGCTATCTTGAACCACAACGAGACATGGGAAGCCAATTGTAAAAAGGATACACCCGCAAAATGAACGACCAGACCAACCAACTTCCCACACAGAAGACCATCGAACTCCCAGAAATCGATGAACCTCTTGCTCAAGCCTTCGCTCGTGCGTACGTGGATGAAGATAAGAATGCACTAAAAGCATGCCTCTCCATCTTTCAAAGGGATGTAAAACTTTCCTTGAAGATGTCCACGCTCCTACTAGCCAACGACCTGGTAAAAGCAGCTATTTCTGATGCAGAAAGCAAAGAAGAGGACACTCTCCCATCCAAAACCAAGTATTTGAAGTGGCTCTGGGACCAGATGGAGAATGCCAACACGGACGATGCAAAAACCAAGTATGCACGTCTTTATGCTGACGCTCGTTCGTTTATTGAAAAGCCACAAACTCAACAGCAGACCAACGTGCAGGTTGTGGTTCCACGCGTCCTGGCTCAACCAATTCATCAATCCGATGAAGAATGGGAAGCCGCAGTAGCCAAGCAACAATTTGACCTTATCGAAGACGCAAAGAAAGACATGTAATGGAACTCATTTCGTTTTGGCTTATCTACTGGAACTTTTACTTTATCGAATTGACCAAACGCAATGAAGATTCGACAGCCTCAAGCTCCTAACCATCTACCCACTCCTGAAATCATATGGAGCCCCTTGCCAGGTTCGCAGACCATGGCGATGGATTCGCGCGCCAATTACACGCTGTATCACGGTTCACGTGGACCTGGTAAAACGCTTACCCAGTTGATGCGCTTCCTTCGACACGTAGGCAAGGGTTATGGTAAGCATTGGCGCGGTGTTATTTTCAACTGTTCGCACAAATCGCTCGATAACATCGTTGCAGAATCCAAGATTTGGATACCAAAATTAAAAGATGGTGCTGAATGGTTAGCTAGCGCTAGTCAGTACATGTGGAGATGGCCAACTGGTGAAGTTTTGATGTTTCGCCACGCCAATAAAGAAGATGATTACGATGAATTTCACGGCATGCAAATTCCTTGGATTGGATTTGACGAGCTTACGAAGCATGCCTCTCCAGCGTTTCACGACAAGGTAATGTCCACCAACCGCTCTGGTTTCGACCCTATCGCGGATACACCGAAGGACGATTATGGCAATTATCTCACTCCTGATGGATCGCCTCTTCCGCCTATTCCATTGGAAGTATTCTCAACAACAAACTCATCCGGTGTAGGACGAAACTGGGTAAAACGTCGTTTTATTGACCCAGCCCCAAGCGGAACCATGGTTAAAACAGTTGTTGACGTCTACAATCCTAAAACCAAGCAACGTGAGCCTTTTACCAAGACCCAGATTGCAATCTTTGGTTCATACAAGGAAAACCCTTACCTTGACCCACAGTACGTCGCTGGATTGGAGACTGAACGCGACCCAAACCTACGCCGCTCCTGGCTTCTTGGTGATTGGAACGTTACATCAGGCGGAGCACTCGATGACCTCTGGGATGACAACATCCACATACTTGAGCCTTTCCAAATCCCAGAGTCTTGGTATATCGACAGGTCGTACGACAACGGCACACTACACCCGTTCTCCGTTGGTTTCTGGGCAGAAGCAGACGGCACCGAAGCAACAATCGTTAAATCCGGGCGCGTGTACAAATGGGGCCCACCGCCTGGAACCCTCATCCAAATAGCCGAGTACTACGGTTCTGAGGAAATCGGGACCAATAAAGGCATTGGCCTCGCCTCTAAAACCATTGCCCAGAATATCAAGGAAATTGAGGCGGCCCTGAAGAGAACAGGTCTTATTAAGACCGACGTACGAGCTGGCGCCGCCGACAACAAGATTCGTGATACCAATCCCGACGCTGACAACATGGAGAAAATCATGCAAAAGGAAGGCGTCTATTGGCTCCCATCCGATAAGTCCAGTGGTTCGCGTGCGGTCGGCCTTCAACTGTTCCGAGAACGCCTGGAGAATTCCAAGAAAGACGAAGGTCCAGGTATCTATTTCTTCCGCACATGCCGAGCATCGATTCAAACTATTCCATGCCTCCCACGCGATACAAAGAAGCTTGACGACGTCGATACAACGGCGGAAGATCATGCGTACGACATGGCGCGCTATCGCATTTTACAATCCAAACGTGGGTCATCCGTGTCATTTAAAGTTCGGCTCCCTACCTGATAAACTAGTCTCATGCCCACCAAATACAAGTCCCCCAACGTCGGTTTTATCCGTCCAGAACTTTTCAAACTGATGCCATTGTACCGCCTAATCCGTGATGTTTTGTCAGGAGAAGACGCGGTTAAGAAGGCCAGGGAGGAGTATTTACCACGTCCAGACCCCACAGACCGGTCCAAAGAGAATCGTGAGCGCTACGAGGCGTATCTACGTCGTGCCGTGTTCTACAATGCCACACGCCGTACGCTAAAAGCCATGGTTGGACAGGTATATATGTACCAGCCTCAGGTGAAAGCACCGCCCATTATGGATATGGTGGTATCCAATGCGACTGGTGAAGGCGTGTCTATTCAATTGGCCGCTAAACGCGCACTAGAATATACACTGGCATTTTCACGGGCTGGTGTATTCGTGGACTACCCACGCACGGAAGATGAAGCTCCAACATCCCTTGCCGATATCGAATCGGGACGTATTCGCCCGACCATTAATATCGTTCACCCACAGAACATCATCAACTGGCGTACTACTCCGATGGGTGCGGAGGAAATCATTTCTCTCGTGGTCATCACAGAAGATTTTGCATCCATGGACGATGGTTTTGAGATCACGTTACAGGAGCAATGGCGCGTACTTGGCCTGGATTCAGATGGTAACTACTACCAAGAAGTATGGCGCAAGGTCGACGATCCGCGTTATATCAAATCGCAACGTCCAGAATACTACTTGTATGAATTGACGTATCCGCGTGATTTCAATGGCCGTCCATTACGCTTTATCCCGTTCCAGTTCATTGGTTCGGAGAACAACGACTCGCGACCCGATAATCCAAACTTTTACGACTTGGCAAGCGTGAATATCGCGCACTACCGCAACTCGGCAGACTACGAAGAATCTGTATTCATCGCTGGACAGCCTACTCTCGTCATCTCCGGTATCGACGAACAATGGCGAAAAGACAACGAAGGTACGGCACGTGTCGGTTCGGTAGGTGGTATTGGCATTCCAAAAGAAGGAGATGCCAAGTTCATCCAAGCGCAGCCCAACAACCTGGTGAAAGCGGCAATGGAGCACAAGGAGCGCCAAATGGTTGCACTCGGGGCCCGCTTAATCGAAGAGAAGAAAGTCCAGCGCACCGCAACCGAGGCGTCCCTGGACAATATCGGGCTGTCCTCTACCCTGGCGTCCACAGCACGAAATGTATCCGAGGCCATCGACTGGGCATTGAAGCGCGCGGCGGAATTTATTGGTATTGCTGAAAGCGATGTATCGTTCACCTTGAACACGCATTTCGAGTCGTACAAACTCAACAGCGACGAACGCCGACAACTTCTGGAAGAGTGGAAGAGCGGATTGCTTACGTTTGAAGAAGCACGTGAAGCACTTCGTAAGAGCGGTCTGGCAACGGTGGATAACCTGGAAGCCAAGGAACAAATTGATGCCGCTATGATGGACATGATGAACGACCAGCAAGATGACCCAACGGATATCAGCCACAGCAATACGCCCAAGGTTGACTAAAAATCCTAATTTTGGGAGAGGCAGAAATCCTAATTTTTCTCCTCTCCTCACTTTCCAAGTGTTGTATTTCTACAACTACTACAGCCTTCTCCAGAAGCCAATTAGAAATTTCCTAATTTCAATTACGATTTTTTGAAAAATCTAATCTCACTTCAGTCTCTACCAACCATTGATTTCATTGAGTTTTTTACTATTACTATTAAGAAAAATTAAGAAATTAAGATTTTTACCATAACCTAATAGAGATTGAAAACTTATACAATAAGACATCTTTTTATACAATACTCCGATAAATACGTCATCTATGCTTAGCAGCATGGAGGTATGGAAAAAATCTTAATTTTCTAATTTTCATCCGACAGCCAAGTATCCTAACCGTGGTATACTGGTATTTTCAACCTCCAACAAACTTAACAGGACAACACATGAGCGGACTTTTCAAAGCCTACAAAACCGACGCAACCGCAGAAGCTAATGGTATCCCCATCAAGTTCCATGACGCCGAGAACGAAGACGGAACCGTGCCCACTTTCTTTGTAGCCTACATGGGATCCAAGGCCAATACACGCTACGCAGCCGCTATTGAGAAAGCACGCAAGCCCTTCCAGACACTCATTGACGCCGGCAATCAGGAGGCCAAGGAAAAGTTTGCGGCTAAAGTGAACGACCTTTATTGCGAAAACATCATCAAGGGTTGGGAAAATGTCCAAGATGAACATGGACAGCCCATCGAGTTCACCAAGGACGCCGCTAAAGCACTCATGTCGGAACTCCCCGCAGTTCTTAACGTCCTCGTCGAAGCCTCGTCCAAATTCGAAAACTTCCGCGCTTCAGACCTGGAGAAGAGCGAAAAAAACTAATAGATTGCTTTTTCTACGGCATCGACATCGGCGTCAAAGAAAAAGCAATATTGGAGGCTTGTCGAAAGTCGGGCCAACCCATACCACCGGCCATTCTCAATAAGCCAACACTCAATGAAGGCCTGGACCTTTATTTAAAAGCCTACTTCGCGCTGGATTCTGAACGTACCCACGCTGAAGGCGCACGCCCTATACCATGGTCAAAGATGGTTCTCTACGCGGAAACCTATGGCTTCGACGAGGACCTACTTGATGACTTCGTGCATTTGCTTACCGCGTTGGATAATGCCAACATGACACGTATCAACAACGATATTGAACGCCGCAATCGCGAAGCCATTGCCAAATCCAAGTCGGGGTCATTGAAACGTTAAAAAGGTATCAACATGGCAACATTGCAGGATTTGGCCAAGCAAATGGAAGCGGCGGCTAAAGAACTACCAGGCAAAGTCAACGAAGTAGCCAAAAAAGTAGCGACCGGCATCACGGAATATCTAGCCACCGAGACACCGGTTGACACTTCGAGAGCGTTGAGCAACTGGCAAGTCGGTCTAGGCGGTCCTGTTCGCTACGAGATAGAGCCGCACTTCCCTGGCTTCAATGGCTATACCGCCTCGCCAAGCTCGAAACAGACCATTCTAGAAGCCGTAGCCGAACTTGATAGGAAGAAGCCAGGTGAGACGGTGTACATCTCCAACAACGTTGATTATATCGAAGAACTGAATCTAGGAAAGTCTAAACAGGCTGATCCAGGATTTGCTACGACGGTTGCGATTGAAGTTGGGACGGCTATACTTGATAGAGAAGCCAAACGCTTCAAACTTTAACGTACAACCACTCCAAAACGGACCACCAGCATGGCAGGCTCTCCCATTGATATCATTGTAAAAGACAAGGTCGACGTATCGATTGCGGATAACTTGCGCAAAATTGGTCAAGCCGCTACGGAAGCCGGTGCCAGCGTCGACAACCTGAACAAATCCCTTGGCAAGAAGGTAGACACCTCCACCTCTTCTCAAGCCGCTACGTCCATTTCAAACGCAACAAAGATTATCCAGTCCAGTGCTATTGGCGCGTCCAATGCATTGAACCAAATGACGTCCTATAGTGGTTCAAATCTAGTGAACTTGACGACGAACTTGTCCCAGGTCGCTACAAAAATGACGCAAGCAACGTCAGCAGCGCAATCCCTTGCACTTGCGAATGCCAACCAAGCAGCGAGTGCCGCTACAGCAGCCGCAGCAGCGACCCGAGCAGCGTCAAGTACCGGTGTATTAGCCGGCGCAGTGAATACTCTACGCTCTGGTATGGCGGCTGTAACGGGTGCTATTGGTTCGGCTACGGCTGGTCTTAGTAAATGGAGTCAACAATTACAGAAGTCCAGCAACGACGCATCCGGCCTACGATCCATCATGATCCAGCTCAGCGGTGCAATGGGCGCTAAAGCCATTCTTGACTACGCGGATGGTTACACAACTTTACAAAACAAGTTAGTCAATGTCAGCGAAGGTCAGGGGCAAGTCAATGCCCTTACGTCAAAAATGTTCGACCTTGCCAATCGCACACGTTCTGACGTTACCGCTACAACGCAATCCTTCACCCGCTTCGATCGCGCCCTAAAAATCATGGGCAAGAGCCAAGATGAGTCCATCCGATTGACAGAGACTGTTAACAAGGCACTGATAGTATCCGGTGCAACCGCCCAGGAAGCCTCCGCATCGATGCTCCAGTTGAGCCAGGCGTTCAACTCTGGAAGACTACAGGGTGATGAATTCCGATCGGTATCAGAAAACATGCCAGTTGTTATAGATGCCATCGCCAAAGTTACAGGAAAAACCACGGCTGAAATCAAGAAGATGTCTTCGGAAGGCAAGATTACGGCTACGGTTCTGTACGATGCGTTTACGTACATGCAAAAAACCATCGACGAGAAATTTGCGCGTACCATTCCAACCGTGTCGCAATCTCTAACGGTATTGAAGAATAAAGCCATCGAGTTCTTTGGTGAGTCCAATAAGGGTCTAGGTATTACGAATATGCTGTCGTCGGCTATTATGGCGATTGGCAACAATCTCAACAAGATAATACCTATCCTGGCGGCTGTTGGCGCTGGTTTGCTTATCTATACCGCACGTGCTACCACCGCTGTTTTGATTACAGCAGTCATGGGCAATAAATTCACAGCGCTTCTGGCCGTCCTTGCTGGCGTTGCCACCTACATCGCGTCAACGTCCACCGTCTTTACAGCAGAAACGCAGAAGATGTCCGATGGCACCACCAAGACGATTGCACCCGCTATTAGTATGGGCTCCGTCTTTGCTACCGCTTTCCAATCGATGACTACAGCGGCGAAGGAACCTACACCCTACATTGATAAACTTGGTAAAGAAATCAACAAGAACGCTGATACCACAAAGAAAGCATCGGCTACAGTCATATCGGCAAAAGCAGCCGAAGCAACAGGATGGATGAAATTCCTTGAAATTGTAGCCTCTGTAATGGACGGCATCATCTACGGCGTTACTTACATGGTCGAAGTCGTCAAGCAAGGTATAAAAGCATTTGCCACTATTCTTATGGGCGCAGCAACATCAATCGCCATGGTCATCGGCTACATCAAAGCGGCATGGGCAGGTGGTACGCTATTCCCAAGCAAAGAAGAAATTCTGAAGCAATCGGCCCCGTTATTTGAGTCCATTCAAAAACTACACGAAAAGATTGGAGAGATTCAAGATCCAGGTAAAAAAGCATCAGCTTTTGTGAAGAACCAAGGCTTGAGTACGCAACTCAAGTTCTACACAGACCTGGCAAAGGAGCAAGCCAAGCAATTGAAATTTGAGCAAGACATGGAATTGCGCAAAGCCGGTAAAGGTGAAGGAAGTGCAAGCGATGGCAAGTCCGCAGAGAAACGCGCCGATGCTTTGAAGAAAGTCAACCTTCAGTTGGACAACGAGTTGAGCCGGATGCAAATGCTACTGCCTCAGCGCGAACTACAGCAGAAGATGGACCAGATCGAAGAGCAATTAGCAGGTAAGAAGATTACCCTTCACGAGAGAGAAAAAACCGCCATCATGGAAAAACTGAAGGCGATTCAGGACTTTCAAAAAGTACAGCAAGCCATGGATACGATGTACCAAGGCGTCGTCGGACCGATGGAAACGTACAATGCAGCATTGAAGGCGGCTGATTTGCTGTTGGAGAAGGGTGTTCTTAGCCAGAAGCAATACAACGAGCAGAAACTGAAAGCGTCCGAGGCATACAAGGACGCAACCGTGCTGTTGCGACAAGAGAACAAAGCATTGGATGACCAAATGGCATTGCTAGGTTTATCTCTCGGCGATCGCGCAATTGAATCACAAATGCTCGCAATTCGTAACGAATTGCTAAAAAAAGGTATTGACCTTAAGAAAGAGGAATACCGCGCTGATGAGGAGGCATACAGGGCTAAATTGGTTCAAAAGGCCACCATGGAAGCAATTGACGGATTGCAGCAAGAGAACAAGGCTATAAAAGACCAGCTTGCTTTATTGGATGTAGCGTACGATAAACGCGATATTGCAGCAAAGATGCAGGAACAGCATAATAAATTAGTAAAATCTGGCGCTGACATGACAAGTGAGGCTATTAAGAAAGAATTAGCAGCCCATAAAGAATTGCTAGAAACGCTTGAGAAGAAGAGCAAGCTCGATGCAGAAATGACGCGTATGCTCGAAGAAGGTTATGGCGCGCGTGAGAAGTTTATACTTCAACTTGAAGCCATCAATGCACTATCTGGAAATGATAATTTTAGCAAGGGTGATAAAGCAGACCAGATTACTAAATTACTATCTGGTATGGATATCGATACTACAGGCATGCAAGTAGCATTAGACGCTCGCCTTGCTTTATATAAGACGCACTATGAGCAGCTCGATAAGATGAAGGAACAAGAGCTGTTGAGCGAACAAGATTATGCAATGGCCCGTGTACAGATTTGGGAAAAAGAATTTCGCGCAAAAAATCAGCGAGCTTCTGCCTTCTTCAGCGGCATGGCTCAATTACAGGGCTCAAATATCAAAGCTCTGTCGAAGCTTGGTAAAACAGCAGCTATTACAGAGGCCTTAGTAAATACTTACGTAGGCGCTACTAAAGCACTAGCACAAGGTGGTTTTTATGGAGCAGCCATGGCTGCCGTAGTCGTAGCCCAGGGTATGTCGCAAGTAGCTGCTATTCGTGCTCAAGGATTTGCGTCTGGTGGTTACACTGGAGATATGCCGCGCCATGAAGAAGCTGGTGTAGTACATGGACAGGAATTCGTGATGAACGCTAGCGCCACGCAGCGAATTGGACAAGCTGACCTCTACGCTTTGCAGAGCGGAGCGGCAAGAATTCAACGCAACAACGCCAACGCTGGGAAAGGACAAGCTGAAGTAATTCGCAGTGTTTCAGGACAAGGCGTACAGAGCGTTGAAAAACCGCAAGTTAATTCCAATGTTGTCCTTGTTCTTGACCCGAAAATGGTGGGCGATTATATCAATACACCCGACGGGGAGGAAGCAGTTATTGCTATGATTAGACGCAACGGGGATCGAGTTAAAACCGCGATGGGTGTGCAATGAAAAAGTTTACTTCGAAGTATTTTCATGAACTTCTTGTTTTCACGAAGCAGCCTACTGCTGAGATGACAGAGACGTATGAGCATAAAACGGACATCGTGTTAGCTAAGGATGGAACAGAGTCGCGCACGGCGCTGCGTAGTAAGCCAAGGGCAACGTACGACTTCAAGTTTTCAGAAGATAGCAATGAGGCACAAGGTCTCTATAACGTATTTCACGACAAGTTACGCGACAAATACGCCGTACCGGTATGGACGCAGTCGCTTAAACTAAAAGAAAATACGCCCGAGTATTCTACTGAGCTAATATTTGAAGGAAAAGACGCGCTCTACGTGGATTGGGCGTTAATAGACTTGGACGTGATGATCTACGGGATGGCGATTTTGTATGAATCGGAAGATAATTTTGAAGTAGTAGAAGTTGGTTTTAGACCGGAGTGGAGCGACTTGAACGAGTACACTGTTGTAGCGCTAGACATTGGAACAAAAACAAAGAAAAGTTGGCCGTCGGGCACAGTAGTTATGCCTCTTCGACCTTGCTACATCTCTGACAAAGTAATGCAATCAAGGAGGGGATTAACAAACGCTTATACTCTTACTTTTCAAGTATTAAATAACGCGGTTCTTGATGAGGATACTCCAGAAACCGTGGAGGATACAGATGTGTATCTTACTCAATACTTATCAAGTGAAAACGCTGTTCGCGCAATAGATTTTGACTCGGAGATAGATAGTTTCGATCCCCTGCTGGGAAGATTCTACAAAAGAACAACGTGGTTGAATAATCGGGTGGGTAGTAGCATGCGAGTAGTGACTACCGATCTAAAAGAATACTACGACGCGCGTAAGCGTTTTCAGCGTCATCGCGGTAAATTTCGCCCGTTTTGGTATCCGTCTTTTGAAGATAACTTGAAGATTATAGAAGTAAACAATGACAAAATAGAAGCCATTGACGATGGAATGAGCGATAAATACAAATACTTGTACGTTATGCGCGTATCAACCGGAGAGCCATCTTTATTTGCTATTATATCAGTAGTAAGAAAGCCAGACGGAACGATGACTATAACCCTTGATCGCACGGTGGACATAGATGTTAACGACATCCAATACGTTTCGTATATAACTTATTGTCGAATGGACACGGATAATCTTTCTCTGTCATGGGTTGGCAATGGCGTGTCGGTGTCAAATTGGCGTATAGTAGAGCTTGAGCCATCCACCAAGAAACTTTTAACATGACATCCGTTGAGCTTTATCACTTTATATACGAGAAAAACTCGGATGACCCATCTGCGCCACCAGATTGGGGTTGGTATTACACGTCATCAGAGGACGCTTTTTATTACGCCGGTCAGTTAGTTCAAGCTGTACCAATTTCTAGAACAGAGATTGAAACAAAGAGCAACGTGCAACGCGAGAGCTTGGAGGTTTCCATGTCTCTTGACACCGACCTCGCTATCCAGTTCGTTCGTTATTCTCCGGACCATCTAGTGCATCTAACACTGTATGATTATGAAGAAAGCGGAGCCACGAAAGTAAAGTGGAAAGGTAGACTGGCGGCAACAAAAATTGGGTCGTCAGCTATTACGCTTGTGTTTGAATCCGTCTACGTGTCGATTCGCAGCACCATGATGACGCAGAAGTATCAACGCGGGTGCCGACACATGCTGTACTCAGATAATTGCACCATGAAGCGCGAAAACTGGCAGATAGCTGTTAAAATCATGTCCGTGAATGGGTACGATCTGGTAATGGATAATAATCCATCAGCTACGGATGGGTATTTCACAGGTGGAGTTCTTGAACTCAAGGGGGGCATGCGTGGGATAATGTCGCAGGAAGGTGTTAATCTTAAAATAAACGACGTCTATCCGCAGTTAGCCAAAGCGGTTGAGGATAGCGGTGGGATGGGTGTAGACGTTATTTTGTATCCTGGTTGTGATCGTACGACTACAACTTGCAAAGCAAAATTCAATAACTTGGATAATTTTGGAGGATTTCCATTCATTCCTACGAAAAATCCATTTGATGGTTCTATTTCTTAAGGATTTGCATGTTTTTATACGTAGCTGCTTTTGTAATCGGGTTGATTCTCGTTGCGACGATGCCGAAACCACAGGGCCAACCTCCGCAGGGACTGGAAAATATCAAGGCCCCGACTGCTGAAGAAGGTAGAGCGATACCGGTTGTCTTCGGTACACGATTAATCGAAGGTCCAAACGTTGTATGGTACGGCGACATCTCGAACGAAGCCATCAAGAAGTAGCCGGAAGGGTGTACATGCGGCACGTGCGCATGGCAGGATACTGCGCAAGAGGTGCACGTGAATTTTGCAAACAGTTCAATCACGACTGGTCCGACTTTTTAGATAACGGCGTCGATGCTGATATACTAGAACGAACCGGAGACGCCATGGCGTTGAAAGTTGTTGCCGCTATGCGCAGCGAGCAACAATACATAACCGAATAAACCAAATTAGGGCGTAACACGTGGGCAGTCTATTCAAGAAGAAAAAGCAAACCGTAGGGTATAAGTACTATCTTGGAATGCACATGGTCCTGTGCCACTCCATTC